CTTCCCACCCCAAATGTTCTGCGTAATTTTTCATCGTTTATTATAATTTTTTTATTTAAAATATGGACTCTTCGTCCCAATCATCATTCTCACCAGCTTTACTATAGTCTGTAGACCTCATAGCAAAAAAGTCGGTATGTGTTACCCCACCAGTGAGATGGTAAAACCAATCTAACTTAGTAGACTGTTCTTGGTTGATAACAAATATTTCTTCGTAACCGAGTTCTTTTAATTTTTCGTTTGTTCTTTGCTTAATAAATTCTTTTAAGTCAGATGATTCCAAATTTTCTAAATCACCCATTTCAAACATTTTATCTATAAATTTTTCCTCTAATTCAACAATACATTTTGCTGCTTCATAAATTTTACTTTTTGCTTTTTCTCTTAAGTCTGGATATTCTTCACACATGTGGTTAAATAACCTACAACCCATTCGAGAATGTAATGATTCATCTCTAACTGACCATTTCATTTGTTGGCCTACACCTTTAAGTAAATTTCTCAATTGAAAACTGTATAAGACTGCAAAAGAACTATATAAACTTACTCCTTCTGCAAATGCACTAAATATAGCTAAAGATTCTGCAACGTCTAATCTAGCTTCAGGATTAGTAGCTAAATCTTCATGAGTCCAATTATCTTTAACACCCATTAAAAATTCGAATTTATCAGCTGTAGCGGGTTCATGTAAAAATGCTTCAAAATCTTCTAGACCTAATGTTTCATTTAAATAAGAATAAGCAACTGCATGGATAGTTTCTTGACTACCGAACATCATAGCCATTTGTTTGATTTCATGTTTAGGGAACCATTTGGTTACCATGTTTGTCCAATAATCTGATACAGCACATTCAGTCTGAGCAAATCCTAGAAGGATATTACCTACAAGATTTTTTTCTGATTCTGTTAAATTTTCTTTCCAATCTTTAACATCACCTTGCATGGATATTTCAGTATGTAACCAAAATGCTTGTGCTTGTTTAAGCCATCCTTCGGTATAATATTCTGGATATTCAAAAGGCTTATACGCTACTCTATTAGTAAATAGTTTTTTATTCATATCATCTGTGTTAATATTATTTATTTATGGTTTGCCTTCTTCTTTCCAAAGCGTTTCTAACTCTTTCGGCGTTTCTTCTTTCAGTATCTTCTTGTAACCCTAATAATGTTTGTGATTGGTCTGTATCTATTTCCAATGTAGCGTTATCAAATTTACAATTTTCAAAAATAACTCCGTCTTTCCCAACTCTAGACTTTGTTACCGCTATATTTGCAAGTCCCATTTCTTTTTGTTGTAAGGTTTTAGCTATAGTAATTATAACATGACCAACTTGTGCTTTTTTAATTGACCCACCCATCATATCGTTAGTTACGACCTCTGAACTAATCGATGTTCTATTACCTTGTGCTGCTGTCCAACCAGCGACATCTAGTTCGGTACACATACTTTCAAATTGTCTCATAACTAAACCTTCACCAGCCCAAACCTCATTAAAATGTTTGTCAGGCATTACACAATCAATATAGTCTAAAACAATTAAATCAAATTTATTACCTTCCGCTACTAATTTTCTAACTTTATTCTTTATATGTGCAATTGTTATCCTGTCCGATGGTAACTTTTCTAACGTTAGTTTACCTCTACCTTTTTGGTATGGTTTTATTTTTTGTAGGACCTCATCCTTTTTAGATGATTGTTCTTGTGCTATAACACCTGACCAACACGTAATGTGTTTTCTTTGTATCACTTTAGGGTTATCCTCAAAAAATATTTGTAGAACATGGAACCCCATATTGTAAGCTGTGTTAGCAACTTTAGTTAATATTGTGGTCTTACCGACCCCAGTTGGTGCTAAAAAGACACCTATTTCACCTTTAGCTAACCCACCACCTAGTAAGTTATCAATACCATTAATCCCTAATGGGATTGGGTTTCTAAAATCATCAATTAATACAGCTTCTAAATTATCAAAAACATCTTTAGATGTTTCTTCATCCAAACCAACTTGTGTAGCTTCTCTAATATATTCTTCACATTTGTCGTAAGATTCAAAATCACCTTTTTCTAATATTTTATTTATTTTGTTAATGGCTTTTTTTAATTCTTGTTGTTTACAAAATTTTAATGCTTTTTCTTGTATAAAATGATGGTCCTCAGATGTACACGCTTTAATATCTTTTAAAGCGTCAAAAACTGTTTTTTTTGCCATTTCTGAAGTAACCTCTAATTTAGTTACTTGTTCCAAAACTTCAAATGACGGTACGGTCTCGTACTTGTCAAAATATTCTTTTATCATCTGGGATATTAACTTAAAATATTGGTTGTCGAAATACTTTGGGCTGATTACCTCTAGTATTTTTTGTGAGAATTTTTTATCGGTTATTAGTTGATTTAATAGGTTCAACTGGAACCCATTGCCTAAGTACCCAAAGCTTTTACTTTCCTTCATATTCCTAATTCTTTTTGTAATTTATAAATAGTATTAAAGTTGCGTTTCTAGATATTTTGTTGTTACTTTTTCGGATGACAATATGTCACTTAAATTTTTTAGTAACTCTGGAATGTAGGGTCTAATGTCTACAGTATATCTAATCTTTGCTGGGTAAGTCCAAGCGGGGAAAATCTTATGTAAAAAGGTAACGTTATTTATTTTTAAATATACATTAAAATTTTCATTTACGTTTGGATTTTTGTCCTGTTCTGACAAACTGACATAGTTTGTGTAGTGACTATACGAGTTAAGTAAGTATTCTATACTTTTCATCTTTAAATCATAACTTATGTCATACTGTAAGCTTTCCAACTCTTCAATCAAATCCAAAGATTTTTTATTATTAGGTTTATACCCTTTAACATTAAAAAATCTTTGGCAAATAATGTTACCATCTAAAGACATTAAAAATTCTAGTTTTGTTATTTTTTTATCTTCCATTTTAATTTATTTTATTGTGATAATTAATTTCTTTATTTTTTAATTTTAATAGCGGTTCAAAAAACTTAGTCCACTCATCGTTATGTTTTGGTAACACCTTAAATATACCATCTTCTTTCATCATTTTCAACACATTTTCATTATTTCTTCCTTGTGGGTCTAAAGTTTCTGTGATTAATAGATTTATTTCTTCTTTAATTTCATTACTAATTAAAACATTATTTAAATCTATTAATTTTGTATTTACATCAAAGAAATCTTCCCCACACCTACCATCACTAGATATACCATCTCGTAAATTTAGTAACCCCCTTTCTTTATTACCTTCACTTATAATTTCTTTAGTTCTATTTAAAATAAACTTTAAGGTAAGTTCTTCTTCTTGTATTTCTGGGAAATGTTTTAATAACGTTTTTTGTCCAAAGTACTGAATTCCTTTTATATTGTCACTATTGTCACCTAATAAAATTTTATGTAAGACTACGTTAACTGTGGGTATATTTAAAGGACCTTTACCTATTTTTACTTTATCTAAATACTTTATAGGGTTGTTATTTCGTGTTAGAAACACACTTGTCTTTTCACTTACCAATTGCACCAAATCGTTATCATTAGTGATTATGGTTTTTTCCTCATTTAATGAGTTGTTAGTGTAATAAGCTATGCAGTCATCAGCTTCATAGTTAGTATAACCAGCTTGTCTAATAAAAAACTCTTCTAGGTATTGTGATATCCTATTTTTTTGGCGGAATAGGTCATTTAAACTTTCTTTGTCTAACCTATTTTTCTTTTTACTTTTGTATTGTGGGTATATTTTTCTTCTCTCACTATGGTTGTTTTTACCATCCCAAAACACAACAACTTTATCGTAATCAAAATTTTCTAATTGTCTTTTAATTGTATTTAAAAAATAAAATATAGCTCCAAAATGTTTACCATTATGGTAGTAGTCTTTTACACCGTGAAACCCTGTTTGGAGCAGACTATTGCCATCTACCACTAATGTCTTTAACATATTTTATTTTTAAAGGATTAAACACTACTTTTCTATTTCTATTACCTCTATATTAAAATTTAATTCTTCACCAGCTAAGGAATGGTTTAAATCTAACACAACCGATTTTTCTTTTAGTTCTTTTACTTTCGCTATTATAGGTCTTCCATCCACAGTACTACCTTGTACTGTTTCACCAACTAGTGGGTTAAAGTCCGCTGGAAATTCTTCTTTCAAAACTTCAGTTATAGCGTCATCTTTTCTATCACCATAAGCATCAATAGCTTTTATATTAATTTTTTTGGTTTCACCAGTTTCCATACCTAAAACTCCTTCATCAAATCCTTTAATCATTTGGCCACCACCAACTTCAAAATTTAAGGTTTCTTTTCTATCGTATGAACTATCGAATTTTTCACCATTATTTAGTGTACCAACATAGTGCACTTTAATTTTACTTCCTTTTACTACTTTTGACATTTTTTTAATTTTTAAATTAATTCCCCAGTATCTTCAACCGCTAAATTGTAGTCACTTTCTGACCCAATAACGTTTTTCCAATACTCTGAATTTTCTGATTTATATATTTCTATTGACTTTTTTTCTTCTATAGCGTCTTTGCATTTTAAGAACCCATGTGGTGTCACCATAATTTTACCGTCTTCATACCCCAACCCATTAACATGATTCTTTAATATGGATATTTTTGTTCTTGACGCAAATTTAACTTTTCTTTTATCTTTAGTGGCTGTTATCTTTGATGTCCCAGCGTTTTTTTGATTACCGTACAAGAAAACTAAAGATGAGTTTAACCATATTGATTCTCCACCTTTAGCTTTAATTTTTGGTTGACCGTAACCATTTTCTGGTAATTCTACCCATGGTTGGTTTACGACCACAAGTGTGTTAGTGTGGTTAGATGATTCTTTCCTACTTCCAGAAATTCGTTGGTTTATACCCATACCTATTTTATCAGCAAGTACCGAAGCGTTGTGTTGTTTCCCACCTTTACCATCAAAAGTCATTTTACATGGTACTGACCCAACGGAATCCCATAAAAATAAAAGGTCGTAATCTAACTCTCCCTTTTCTTGAGCATCTAAAAGACTATTAACATAATCAGTTATTTGTTCTATATATTGGAAGTCGTTATTAAATAGGAAAAACCCATCCCATTCATTTTCATCATTTAACTCACAATCTAAACCCATAAGTTTAGCATGATTAAAATCCCATTTTTGTTCTGTAATTATAAAAACAGGTAAAATTTCTTTTTTTTGTGCGTCTAAAGCTGTTTTAACTAAAGCTGTTGTTTTCCCAGTGTCCGTATGACCTAAGTACATATTTATATGTCCCATAGCTGGTCCAGGTAACCCACTAGCGTCTAAAAAAGCTTCACCCAAATCAAAAAATCTATCTGGTTTAAATGAAGCTTTTTTAGAAAATTTAGCTTTTGTTTCTTTAAAGTTTTTTTTCTTTATTGACATTTTTTTTAATTAAAATGGTAAGTCACTTGATTGTGGTTCGTTACTTTGTGGGTCCGTTGTTTTGTTGTCGTTACTTTCACCAAACGTGGTAGTAGTTTCACTATCACCATAAACGTACTTCTTTAGGTCTGTATCCCATTGTGGTGTTTCACCTCTTGAGATTGCCTCGAGATATTCTACAGGTTTTTGTGAATAAACATCTTTATGTGTTTCTGTATTCTCTAACCATTCACCAATTAAAGTTTCATCGGTTGACAAAGGTGTTGGGTCGTCAGCCATAACCATCGATACAACGGTGTAGTTACCTTTACCACTTGGTAATGGTACTGATTTTAACATTAACGTTAAGTCTCTACCTTCTTTTACATCACTAATATCACCTCTTTTTTGGAAGATTGGGATAATCTTGTCGATTACACCGTCACCTTTATAATTCCATTTAAATCTCCAAAACTTTACACCATCTTCCTCGTTATCTCTATCAATTACTTTTACAATGTAAAATTTCTTAGAACGATATTGTCTAGAGATTTCTTTATCCTTTTGATTACCAGTTAGTTTAAGTGCGTCTTCAACTTCGTTGAGGGGGCTTCTTTCCCCAGTTTGTGTTCCATCACCATTCTTACCTGGGTCCATTAATTTTTGCCACCTACCATCAATTTGTATTTCGTGGAAAAACACTTCTTTAAATGGTGAACTACCGTCTGACGTTGGTAGTATCCTAATTGTTTTTTCACCTTCACTTGTCCCTTTTGGTAAAAAGGTAGCGAAATACTTTTTAAGTCTTTCTTCACTACTTAGTGAAGTGGTTGGTTGTGCATTCTGAACTTGTCCTTGTTCGTACTGTTTTAAAATAGCGTCTAAACTGGTCATATTTTGTTTTTATTTAAAGTTTAATAATGATTAATTACCTAATAATAAAGCAAAAAAATAGGGAAGTCAACTAAGCTACCCTATTAAATTTTACATTTTTTAAATTCTAATCTTCTTCATCTTCGTAATTCCAACTCTGTTTAATGTCCGACTCTGTATAATCATCCACCTCGTCATTGGTTAATACGTATTCGTGTTTATCTTTTTGTTTCTCTAACTTTTCTCCCTTTTCTTCCCAATATTGTTTTGGTGATTGATTAAATGGGCCACTATCCAAATACCTTAATTCTAGTTTTTCAACTGGTGTCTCTGGTCTATATTTTTCAAATTTATCCTCTAAACCATCAATAGCTGCCATAATTTTATCCATCCCACCTAATTTACCTTCCAAGTCGTCTAATTTAGAAATTAGTGAATCTATAG